TCATAATCCTGGGGTCGGGGGTTCAAGTCCCTCCTCCGCTACCACCTTAACCGAACGGTCAGGACCACTCGCGAGATTACGGGGGGTCGTCGCCAAAGCGACGGCCCCACCGAGAGAAGTCAGCACCTCTATGCTCCAGGCGCCGTCGTTCAGGGGCGTGCACCGCACGTTTTCAATGATATCGCGCAGCCGCTCGACCACTTCGCGGCTCTGCTCGCTGCTTTCGTTCAGGTGCGCCGCCAGTGCGCGCACCCGCTTCCGATAGGTTTCGGCCACCTGCGGGTTGAGTGCGATCACCGGCGTCGCATCGATCTCCTGCCGCTCCCGCAGCAGCGAATCGCGCTCGGCCCGCCGGGCGGCGAGCGCCTCTCGGATCTCTCCGAAGTCTGCGGCGCCTTCGGCGATCGCGGCGATCAGGCGCTCGGTGGCCTTCTCAGCCTTGGCGATTCGCCGATCGAGGCCCGCGGTGTCCCGCTTCCGACTCGACTGCTTTGCCTCGATCTCGGCATGATAGCGGCCAACCAGCCGCGAGATTGCTTCCGGTGCGAGCAGCTGATCCGTGATGCCGGTGAGGACCCGCTGCTCAAGTTCGAGTCGCTTGATCGTCGTTTTGACCTCGCACGTGCCGGCCTCGCGGTGCCGGGTGCAGCCGATACGGCCCCCACCGATGACCGTCATCGCGCCCCCGCAGGTGCCGCAGCTGATCAACCCGGTCAGCAGGTAGCGAGGGCGACGGCGGCTCACGACGGTGCCCCAAGCCCGCTGCTCCGCCTCTTGCTGGGCTGCCTGCCAAAGCTCGTCGGAAACGATTCTCAACTCGGGCATCTCGACCACGACGCGATCGTCGGTGGCGTTTGCGCGCGACACGCGCTTCCGGCTCTCCGGGTCCCGCTTCATGCTGACGCGATTGTAGAGGTACCGGCCAGCGTAGACCGGGTTGCAAAGCACTCCGATCCCGCGCTCGCGATTGCCCGACAAGGTCGACGCCCGCCACTCTCCGCCGCGCGGTGAGGGAATGCCGTCGCGATTCAAGCCGTGGGCAATCATCTTCGGGCTGCGGCGGCCGACCACGTATTCGTCGTAGATCCGCCGGACGACGTCGGCCTGCTCTTCCTTGATCCGGCGCAGTCCTCGATCGAGCTGGCCGTCCTTGCCGATCTGCGTCACCACCTCGTAGCCGTAGGTCAGGCCGCCCGGCACGCGGCCGCGGCCTACCGCGCCGCGCTGACCGCGGCGGATCTTGTCGGCGAGGTCCTTCAGGAACAACGCCCCCATCGTGCCCTTGAGGCCGATGTGCAGCTCGTTGACCCGGCCCTCGGACATGGTCTCGATCGCGACATCGGCGAACTCGAGCTGCTGATAGATTGTGGCGATGTCGGCCTGGTTGCGCGCAATCCGGTCGAGCGCTTCGGCGAGCACGATGTCGAAGGTGCCAGCGGCCGCGTCGGCGAGCATCGATGTCATGCCTGGCCGCCTGTTGTTTGCGCCCGAGATGGCGATATCGGTGTAGACGCCGGCGACTTCCCAGCCTTCGCGCTTGGCGCGCGCCGAGCAGAGGGCGATTTGATCCTCGGCGGAGTTGGCCGACTGCCGATCGGTTGAGAAGCGGGCGTAGATGGCGCAACGGGGCATTGGCGACTCCTGGTGTCGAGGGATCGCGCAACATCCTCGCCAGCCATCTCGCGGGCAATCGCGTCGACGAGCGCGAGAATGCCGGGCGGCAGTGTCATGCGTCCCCCATGAGACCGGGCGCCAGGCCCAGTTTCTTGTTGCGGTCGGTGATCAGCTCGGCCGCCTTCAACTCTCCGACGCGCCCGCCGAAGGCGCCGCCCGAGGCTGCCATGTTGGCAAGCGCCGCGAGCTGCTGGCGCGTGACCTCGCGGGGGTGGACGTCCGCCAATAGCTTCAGCAGCCTGCCAGCCGCGCCGAGGCGGGAACTCCACCATTGGACCAGCGCCGGTCCCGCCGGCGGCATGTTCGGCACTGATCCGCCTGCAGCTGCCACGCCGGCGGCGGTCGCGAACCACCGTCCGTCGCGTCGCTCGATCCAGCCGGCCTCGACGAAACGCCGGCGGCGGGCGTTCCAGGCTCCGCCCTTGCGGCTGTAGCCCGCCCGCGCAGCCCATGCGGCTTCGGTCAGGCCGGCCGGGTGAATGACAGCGAGGGTGCCGAGCGCGGTCCCGGTGTCCCGCTCGGGTACCCCGGCCGTCGCCGGGGCACCCTCAACGGCCGGGGCCTCTGCCTCCGCCTCGGCCGCTGTCTCGAGATCGGGTGCGGCACCCGAACTTGCGTCGCGCTCATCGATGAGAGCGAGCAGCTTCTCCACGTCGGCCGTGATCCGGCTCCCGATCGTGAGGGCCCGCTTCGCCACGTATTCGAGCGTCTTGATCCGCGCATCGCGCGCCGCGACCGACCCTTTCAGCTCAGCGATGTGCCGATCGCGCTCGACTATCATCTCGCCGACGACACCGCCTTTCGCGTACGCGGCCGCGGCATCGGCCGGGATCGTGTCGTCGGGCAGCTCGACGGACGCCGGCGGCGCGAGAGCGGCGGCGATCGCCGACACGTCGAACTCCGCCAGCGTGCGCGGCTGTGCGAGCTGCTCGCCGGACCCCGGGGTGCGCGAGCTGTCGAAGGTGGTCAGCGCCGGCGTGACGCCGCGCTCCAGGATCTTGAGCCGCGGCGAGTAGATCCAGCGCTCGCCGACCGCGAGCTCGGCGAGGCTGCGCGCGCGTCCTGCACGATGGCACCCCGCAGGATGGCGCGGCGGATCGAGCGCATCACCTGGACGCCCTCCGCCGTGAGCCCGGCCTCCTCCTTGATCAGCGCGTCGGCTTCCTGCCGGGCGCCGTCACACTGCTGCCCGATCGCTGAGCCGGCCCTAAGCCGGCCTGCCGACCGCGTCGACGGGGCAGAGCGCTGCTCCTTGTCCTTGCTGTCCTTGCGCGTCGCCGCCAGCATCGCCTTGCGATCAGGCCACCAAAAGCTAACCTCGGCGTCGCCGTTCTCCGGGATCTCGACGCACGCGACAACATCGCCGTCGGGCAGCTGCTCCCCCTCGGCCGGCGTGTTGACGTGCAGGATCCAGTCGGGCCCGCCATACGTGCCTTCCGGCTTGCGGCTGATGAAGCGCATCTCGGGGCGGCCGAACCGCGCGCGGGTGTCTTCGCGCAGGTTGGCCACCTTCTCGTCGGCGAGCTGGCGCAGCAGCTTGTCATTGGTGACGATGCCGCTCTCGTCCTCGCCCTCGGCGAACAGATCGCGCTCGATTGAGCCGCCGGCCGCGAGGTAGGCGTCGCGGCCGACGAAGCGCAGCAGCCGGCCAGCCTCGCGATCGTCGACGCGCAACCAGGCGCGGATCGCTGCCGGCGTGCGCGCGTGCTCGGGCCCGGCCGACAGCGCCTCAAACGCGGCGAGCTGGCGTTCGTGATCGCCGGTGGCGCCGAACGCGCGGACCTGCTCGTCGGACAGCCGGCCGGCAGCGAAGGCCTCAAACACCGGCTTGGCGAGATCGCCCAGGCGCAGCGCGCGGTTGACCCACGTCAGCTCCTGGCCGTGGCGCGCGGCAATCTGCTCAGGCGTGTGGCCAAGGTTGCGCTCCCGCACGATCGCAGCGCACGTCTCGTAGGAGCGCAGGTTGCGGCGAAGCATGTTCTCGGACAGCGATCGCGCCACGATCTCTACGTCGGCCGCCTCGTTGACGATCACCGGTACCGGAAAATCGCGCGGCAGATCGCCGCGGTCGACCAGCCGGCGGATGCTCCGGTACCGGCGCCCGCCAGCGAACACGCCGTAGAGCTTCACGCTGCCGCGCATCGGGTGGACCGACAGCGACTGCAGCACGCCCTCGGCAAGGATCGACGCCTCGAGCGCGGTGGTGGCGGAAGCGTCGGATTCGTTGGTACGGACGTTCAGCGGTGACAAACGCAGCTGGTCGATCGACAGCGTCATGCTAGTCATAGGTGGGCTCCGGCTTCGCGGCCGCGAGCGCGTTGTCTCGACTGGGCGGCCTTGGGTGCGCTCACGCGGGTGCTGGCGGGCACCGGCGCGTCGGGATCGGTGAGGGGGGCGGCATCCGGCTCGCCCCCCGAGCTGGTGCGGGCAGCGATGCTGTCCTCAATGTCGATCTGGCGGGCGTCGGCCTCCTCGCGGCCGTAGCGCACCGACAGGATCACGTCGGACCAGGTCGCGTGGCCGGTGGCGTCGTGGTGGCGCGCGGCCGTGCCCTGCGCCTGGCCACCGTACCAGCGCGCGTCGGTGCCGTGGCAGACAAAGCAGCCGGCGCGCACGTCTCGGCTGGTGGAGGTCAGCCGGCTGGTGAACGGCGAGCGCTTCATGCGCCTAAACCCTCGGCCCCGGCCGACGTGGCGAGCCGCGTGCGGTAGCGGTCCTCCCAGCCCAGGGTGGACCGTCCAGCAAGGTCGAGCGCCCTCTTTCTCCGCCAGACGTGGACCATCGACCGGCTCACGCCGTAGTGAGCAGCTGCGCCCGCCTGCCCGACCTGGGCGAGCGTTTCGGCAAGATCGTCTGGGATCGCGAGGGCTGGCGGACCGCCCTTCGGGCGCGGCACCGGCCGCTCGCGGAACCAGCGTGTGATCGTGCTCGGCCCCGCCCGATAGTGGCGCTGCAGCTCGGTGGAGGTGAGATCGGGCGCGACAAGCGACCAGTCCGTTGGAACAGGGCGGAAGCCTCGCTGCGCCGACTTGAAGCCACGCTTCTTCAGCTCGCTCAGCGTCGACGATGCGATGCCTGTCAGTTCACAGACGGTGCGGTGCCCATGCACTTCGGACAGCCGTCGCGCGCGCTCGGCCTGCGCGGGGGTGATGATGGGACGGCTGCCCATCAGATCATCCCCAGCGCTTGCATGTAGACCTCGAGGATCGCTTCCTCTTCCTGGAACTCCTCTTTTTTCTTCTTGCGGATCGACAGGATGCGGCGGATCCCCTTAGGGTCGTATCCGCGGCCTTTGCCTCCGCGAACACGTTCTTGATGTCGTCGGCGAGGCCCTTCTTCTCTTCCTCGAGCCGCTCGGCGCGCTCGATGAGCAGGCGCAGTTCGTCGGCGGCGACGTGGCCTCCGCCCATGCCTTCCTGACGTTCTTCGGCCATCACCGACCTCCGAAGCAGGAGAGCAGCGCAGCGGCGGTGCCGTGCGGGTCGATCTCCAGCATGATCGCGGTGACCGAAACCGCGGCGGCGACGGCCAGCTTGCCGGGATGGGCGGCGGTGAGCTGGCGCGGCGCGCTGGGCGTGTGGGGTTCGCAAGCCGAGCAGTCGCACCCCATCGGGTGGATCTCGACGTCGTAGGGCAGCGCGGCTGGGATAGAGTAGCGGCGGTACACCGCGGTCAGTTCGCGGCTCACTGCAGCTGCTCCGAGGCATCGGCCGGCTCACCACCGCACTTTCCGGCCGAGCACAGGTGCGGCGTCGCCAAGGAGCAGGTGCCCCGGCCGGTGTAGCAGGGGTCCCAGGCGCTGCAGCCGCAGCCGCGGCAGACCTGGGGGTGACGATCGGCGGGCTCGTTCGCCAGCTGGAAATAGACGTCGACGTCGAGCGGGAAGGCGATCGCCAGCTGCTCGATCGTCTCGCGATCCTTCGCCTTCACGCCCTCATCCTCGAGCATGCCGATCAGCACGGCGGCGTCGTGCCGCTTGGCCAGCGGCGCGCAGATGGCGGCAACCTTCGCGATCGACAGGCCGGAGGCGGCGCGGCGCAGCCGGAGGTAGCCGGCGGGGGTGAGGGGCTGGACGAGGCCGGACGGCGCTGGGGCGGCGCTGCCTTTCTGCCATTGGTTGAAGTGAATCACGGGTTTTCCTCATCGGGCAAAGTTCGGGCGATCTCGGAAGCAGGGGCTTTCGAGCATGGACGGTCTGTGGTGGCGGTCAGGGTGCGGAAGGCGTCAGCTGGTGTCGTGCGACGCGTTCCTTGCCCGCTCCAGCTGGTCGCGAAGATCGGCGATGGCGGTCGTTGAGGCGGTGTGGGCCTGCTCCATCTCGGCTAGGGCATGCCTCAGCGCGTCCTCGTCGCCGGCAGCGAACGCCGCTTGGCAAAGGGCAGCGATCGCCTCGCCACTTTCCTTGGCGAGCAGCGCGGCGTTGCGGCCGTTGGCGGCGGCGTCCGCGAACCGCTCGGATCGGGCGGTGTCGAGCCGACGGCCCAGCGCCTGGTACAGCGGGAAGCCGCGCCCGAAGCGGGCGTGGTGCTCCAGATCGAGCAGCTCCAAGTCGCGGACGTTGAGCTGCTCGCGCCGATCCTCGTCCGTGCACTGGTTGAGGTAGGCAGTGCCGCGGCTGGTGATCTCGGCCGCAACCTCGATCGTCAGCTCGCCCAGCACCACGCGCAGCGTGTTCTCGATGGAGAGGGGGGTGCGCACCTTGGTCATGCCGCTGCCTCGAAACGCGGCGCCGATCGGAGCAGACGACCGGCGCCGAGGCGTTCACAAGGGAGTGACAGACTGCTTGCCCGCGCAAGGGAGAGGAAGTGCGCAGGTCGACCGGTCTGCCAGCGGCCGAAGGAGGATGAGGATGCGCGGATCACCGGGCTTGCTCCAGCGTGCTAGCCGCTTGGGCAGTGTCGGTCGGGCTGTCAGGGTGCGTGGACAGAGCAGCCAATGCGCCCAGCGCGAAGAAGTCGTTGGGCATAACCGAACCGCCGGTTTCGACCACGATCAAGGGCATGGTCTCTTTGTCGGGGATGCGATCGCCAGTGACGTAACGCCGGACGGCCTCAGCAGAGCGGCCGATTCGGGCCGCGAACTGCTGCGGTTTCAAGTCTTCCCGATCCAACCACTCGCCTAAGCGCATTATGCGATCTCCGATGCAGCACCAATATGGTGGCACCACTATGGCTATGTCAACACCAAATCGGAGTATGGGCGGAAGACACCAGATTGGTGCAGATGGCGACGTGAGCAGCGTCAACAACATCGTGAGCTTGCGCGAGGCGCGGGGCTGGAAGCGGCCAGAGCTGGCGCGCCGAATGGGAACGACCCCTCAGCAGGTCGAACGCCTCGAAAAGGGAACTCGTCAGCTCACCGTCGGGTGGATCGACAAGGCGGCCGAGGCTCTGGGTGTGCCTTCCTGGAGGATCATCGCTCCGGAAGGCGAGGGTACGCCAGCGGCACCGACCAGTAGCCCAGCCTTGGCCCCTCAACAGGCGCAGAAGCTCAACATCATCGAACGCGCGAACGCTGGGCAGCTGCAAGCGATTGCGGAATATCTCACCGGCACCGGAGCTGGCCAGCTCCCCGCAGGGGCGACGATCGATGAACTCGACGCTGTTCTACTGCCGCAGGTAGAGGTCGGCTTCTCCATGGGCGGCGGCTCGATCTTGGAAGACTGGCCGGTCGTCCAGCAGGTGCCGTTCAGCCGATCCTGGCTGCGCAATCTGACGCGATCGTCGCCGGCCGACCTGCTGGTAGCGAGCGGGGAGGGCGACTCGATGATCCCGACGTTGCTCGATCAGGACCTGGTGATCATCGACCAAGGCGATCGTTTCCTACGGCAGCCAGATCGCATCTGGGCGCTGACCTATGGCGGGTACGGCATGATCAAGCGGGTGCGCCCGCTGCCGGACGGCACGATCCAGATCAACAGCGACAACCCCGCAGTTACGTCGATCAACGCGGTCGAGAGCGAGGTCAACCTCGTCGGCCGCGTTGTCGGGATCGTCAGGCGCGTCTGAGGTGAGCGGCGCGCGCGACTGTCATCGCATTGACGCTGGTAGGCTGTCCCAAGTCGAAACAATTGACCGTCTAGCAGACCTGCCGATCCTTCCAGGCTTGACCGACTCGAAACCGGCATGCGCATTGTGTTCCGGCTATGTTCTACTCACCTGTTCAGCGCCTCACGTCGCCGCGCGAGATGAGCCTTGCCGTTGTTGGGTTGGGCTATCCGAATGCCGACCGTACCAATCGCCGCTTCGAGATGGCGCTCTGCACCCGAGGCGAGCCGGTCCATCTAGTGCTCGAACCAGAGAACAAGTTCGACGAGTCGGCTGTCGCGGTGGTCAGCGCCCGCGGCATCCAGCTCGGCTATATCACGGCCGAGCGATGCGGTCTGATCGGCACTTGGATCCGCGCGGGCGAGAAGCACGAGGCGGTGTTCCAGGAGCCTGGGCGAACGGCAGCGGTGATTCGCGTGCGGTTCGGTGGCGGCCGGATAACGATGCCGCCGGAGCGCGCCGACGTGATCTGGGACCGGAGCGAGGTCGGATACGGCGAAGCGGTGGACTGGGGTTGCTGATCGCGGTGGCAGGCAGAACATGTCGAACGAAATGAGCCATGGCTGAGAATTGGTATCGCTCGTGGCGGCACGAACAGCGGCAGCGATCGGAGGGGGAGCGCCGGCAGCACCGACTTGCCGACTTGCTGCTCGGCGTTCTTGCCGTGGCGTCAATGCTCGCGATGTTGAGGTGGTAGTGCAGATGCGGGCTGCATCCGGCGTTCGATCCAGTTCCGCGCCGCGTCGAGCGCGATCGCGAGATCACGTTCGCCCAACGCATCGGCTTCGGCACGCAGGGCGCTGATGCGGGCGTGTAATCCCGTCAGCGTTGGATCCGGGGTCATCGTTGCTGTTCCATCCTCATTCTCCTGCGCGACGCAGCCATACGGGCGACGACCGTGTTAATCGATCCTGGCGTTTTGATCGAGCGACTGACCCCGCGGCAGCGCGAGTGCCTTCGGCTGGTGTTTGAGCGACAGACATCCAAGGAAATCGCCGTCGTCACCGGATTGGCGATCGGCACGATCGACACCTACATCGCCGAGGCAATTGCCACGCTGGGTGCGCGCAACCGGCGGCATGCGGCGGAAATCCTGCATTTGGCAGAGACACAGGGCGATAATACCGCCCCCAGTAAAGTCGAGTTCGATCCTACTGGGGTGCCCAACCCGGCTGCACCGGCGCCACCAGGTCGTCACGGAAGCCCTTCGCCGCACTGGCGATGGCTGCTTCCGATCCGACCAACTGGAGCTGCCGACAATGACCTCGCCGTCCTCATCCGTCTTGCCTGGATACCCGCAATCGCCATCCTTCTCGCCATCGGTTTCGGCGCCGTCGTCGGTGGCCTCGGCGTGCTCTCCGACATCCTCGGACGGAAGCACGGCTGAGCAGGGCCCCGCCGACACGCTTGCCGCCGAACTCCTGGCGTTCGAGCGGTTGCTCAGCGCGTGCTACGCCACGTGCGGACGCCTTTCCGCCGCAGCAGCCTCCGCTCAGGCGCACCACAATCTGTCGGTCGTCGCCGGCCACCAGATCCTCAGTGCGATCAGCGCGGCCCAAGGCGAGGTCGCCAGCGCGATCGGGAAAAGCGCGGAGGCGCACCGGATGATCGAGGTGGTGGGACGGCGCCTAGGCTATGATCCAACCGCTTATGGCGACCAAGAAAAGGATCCCGGAGCCGGCTTCACGACCGCCCGGGCCAGCGGCTTGCGCGCCGTTGCATGATCGTGCAGATCGGGCGTGACCAGCCCTTCCACCATGCCGACGCACATCATCACCTTCAACGTCGTCCAGTTCCTCGCCTCTTGCTATGCATGTCGGCGGGGAGGGGGGCCCGAGCGGGCCGTCGGACTGCTGTTGTTGATAGCTGGCGCAACCTCCATCGTGGTTCCGCGGAATGCCGCGACCAATCTGTTTGTCGTCAACAGCTACATGCTGAGCGTCGACGCCATGCTGATGGTGGCGCTTACGGCGGTGGCTTTGGTCGCCAACCGGTATTGGCCGATCTGGATCGCGGCTGTGCAGCTGGTAACCCTCGCTGCTCACGGAGCGCGCGCCTGGGACCAGACCATCTGGGCGAGAGCTTACGGACAATTCACCGGGAAAATTGCGTACGTCTGCATCGCGCTGCTGGTGATCGGTACCTTGCGGCATCGGGCACGCCTGGCCGAGGGGTTTCCCGAGCGTGGCTGGTCATGGTCGCCGAGGATCAGCGATGACGGGGTCCATCACGGTCGAACTCAGCCAGGTGACCGAAAAGGTGAGGCAGATACGGCAAGAGCTTGATCTGCTTTTGCGCCCCGCCGCGAACGACATCGATGGGGTACGGCGGGCAGCCGAAGTGACAGCGCGCACCTCGCCGACAACGCGAACCGACGACCTGGCCGAACGCGCGAGAGCGATCTACGCGACCCGTCGCCGCCGGGCCCGCTGTTTCGATGTTGGCGGCGGACTGTTCGCTGATCCGGCGTGGGATATTCTGTTGGACCTTTATTGTAACGAACAGGCAGGGCGCACGACATCCGTCTCCAGCGCCTGCATCGCCGCCGACATCCCAAGCACGTCCGCGCTGCGATGGATCAATACGCTTGTTCGAACCGGCTTGGTCGCGAAGAACCCTCATCCAACAGACCGCCGGTGCACGCTTCTCAGCCTGACCGATAGAGCTGTTCAGGGGCTGGTGCAGATCCTGTCCGAATAGGCTTCAAGCCTTGCTGACGTCGATTGGCTTGGTGAGTGAAGGCGACGGTCCGGCTGGAAGTTTCCACCATTGACTCTGCACGACGGTGCAGCATCTTCACGTACGCCGAATGGGGATTCGGCACTGGGAGGGTACCAAAGAAATCGATTATGATCGCCGTCGGCTTGAGCCTAGTCGCGTCTGCTGCTTCCGCGTAGCTGACGTCACCTGCAATCGCACCGATGATTGCGGGTCAGCAGGACACGGCGGTGCTGCGGACGGGAACCAAAGTTCCGCTCAAGCTGTCGGAAACGCTCACGACCAAGGGCAAGAAGCTGCGGGTCGGCCAGCGTTTCCAAATGGAAGTCGCCGAAGCGGTGCTCGTCAATGGTCTGCCGGTGATCCCGGCCGGATCGCCCGCGACCGGGGAGATCACTGAGGTTCGAAACAAGGGCATGTGGGGCAAGTCGGGCCACCTCACCGCCCAGGTGCTGTATGTGACCGTGAACGGGCGGCAGGTGAAGCTGAACGGTACGTTCGACGACAAGGGTGTGACCGGCACCGCCGGCGGCGTGGGCGCGATCGCGTTGGTCCCCGTCGCGGGCTTCCTCATGACCGGGACCAGTGCGACCGTGCCGCTTGGCGCGCCGGTGATGGCGTTTGTCGGCGAGGATATCCCGATCGCCGGCGCCACCGCAGCGCCGATGATGGTCAGCGTACCGGCGCCCGCGACGTCGCCCACCCTGACGCAGGCGGTCGTGACCAAGCCTGTGCAGTGACGATGGTGGCCGCGCGAGGAGATCTCGCGCGGCCGTCAGCGGGTATCAGCGGGGTACTACTAGCGAGAGGAGACCGTTCACTGACGGCTTTCCGCGGCTTTTCGCGACCGTGGCGGAGGGGTTCTCCGCCCTGGTCTAGAGCTTCAGCGCGCTGTGACGCAGCAAATCTGCTATCGGCCAAGGATGGATAGCACCGGACGTTTCAGCAACGAGCTTATGGCTCTCCGATCCCGAAGCTACGACCGCTGCCAAAGCTGTGGGAGCCAACTTCCCCGCGACGTTGCGGCATACGCGGGGTATGCAGCCGACGGTACTCCCCGATACGTCGGGAACTGCTGTGTCAGCCAGATCAGCGAACTGGCCACCCACGTCTACTGGTGGTGGGAGGCGGATAAGCGCGTCGAATCTGAGACCAGCCTCTGGCGCTATATGGATCTGGCAAAGTTCATTCATCTGCTCGAAGAGGAAACGCTTTTCTTCGCCCGAGCAGATACGTTCAGCGACCCATTCGAGGGCGCCTCAGGGCTCTTGCAGAGAGAGGCTGAGTGGGACCGCTGGTACCTTGACTACTTTCGAAACGCGGTTCGCAATCCACCAGAAGGATATCCGCCGCCGCCTGAAGAGCAGGTCGAAGCCAATGCAAGACGGCTCCTTGCTTCCATCAGAGGCGGAGCGGAGCGCGATCGGCGAACCACGTTCGTGAGCTGCTGGCACGCCAACACCGGGGAGTCGGAGGCACTTTGGCGGCTCTACTGCCCTCCTGGTACGGTCGGTGTCGCGATTGAGACGAGTGCGGACCGACTTTTCAAGGCACTCGACCCGTCCACTCGGATCGAGTTGGGAAAGGTCCAATACATCGATTTCAGAAAGTCGTTCGCCGGCTTCCATGATCGCATTTTCTGGAAGCGAAAATCGCTCAGCCACGAGGCGGAAGTCCGTGCCGTGACCACAGCCCATTTAGACGAGAAGTGGACGGGGCTCCCAGTCGCCATCAATCTTCAGACGCTGTGTAAATCAGTTGTGCCGTCGCCCTTTGCGCCCCCTTGGTTCACTGAAACCCTCAAGGCGCTCGTTGCGCGTTATCAAATGCAGCTTTCCTTGGTTGAGTCGGAGCTCCTGGCGCGGCCGTTCTTTTGAGAGTTGAACTGGTGGCGCGGGGGTACAGCCCGGGTATCGGGCGCATGTACGCTGAAGGAGCGGGCGCGGTGCGTCAGCCAACTGGAGACCATGGCGGAGGGTGTCTCCGCCGCTGTCCGAAGTAGCGAGATGCGCAGCCGACTTGCTCAACCGGCGGCCTACAGTCATCATTGCACGCTGGCCGTCAGACCGGCCGAACAGCGATCTGGATGCGAAGGCGTACTGATGACGGCAGAGGAAATCGCGCGCGCGAGCCAAGCTAGAGCACGAGGCGCGGTCTGAGGAAGTAAGGCTCCGGATCGAGAACCAAGTCAAAAAGCTGGACACCCTTTTCAAGAATCTCACTCTGATAAACGGCGGCGCCATTGTCGCATTGTTCACGCTCTTGGGGAACAGCCACGAGGGACATCTGGCGGTGAATGCCCAGTCTATATGGTGGGCATTCGGAGCCTTTCCTGTTGGGCTGATCGCCACGATGGCAGCTTCCGGGTTGTCTATTCTCTCGCAATACCACCTCTCCATTCGAGCGAAGAGGCAGGCTTGGAACGAGCAGGCGAGCATGTTCGGCCTTCCGGCGGAGCACGACGCCCTATCTCCATTCGAGCGGTCGGAACGCTTCGTGTCTGCAACCTGGTGCGCGGCAGCAGTGTCATTGCTGTCGTTCGTCGGAGGAGCGGCATGTGCGATGGATGGGGTATTGCCGCACTAAGAGCTTCCCGGAGTGAGAGTGGCGCGACGGAGGTTGCGCCGTCCTCACAGGCGCGTATCTCCGCTACCGCCAACGCCCGCCCGTCAGTGGCCCCTTATGATCCGCGGATCGCCGGCTCAGGCTGTGCCGCCAATGCAACATCACGATCGGGCGAGCCGTCGAAATTGCCACTCTCGGCTCGCCCGTCTCAGATCACGCCGCCGGGATCGGCACAGCAGTGAACGCGTTGACCATCTGTCCCGAAACCATGACGGCCGAATGGCCTGAGATCAGCATGGAGCCGAGGAGTGCGGCCACAGTGTTGCCCTTGCCTTCTTGCCGCCACTTGCCCTTGAGAGCGTATTCCTGCCCGCGGACGGTGACGGTGTTGAAAGTGAGATCGAACTTGGCCGACTTGCCTCCGATGCCTTTGCCGGTCCGCCAAGTCACGGTAGCCTTCACCGGCGCGCCGCGCGGAATGATCACCACCCCGTTCTGAACAGCGTCGGCGGCGACCTGAAGCATCTTCACGTCGCCTTCTTTCATCTTTTTGGAGGTGATCTCCTCGACCGGCGTCACCTGCAAGACCGTGTCGGCGGGGAGTTCTGCGCCGCCAGAAGTTGCTGTCGTTGGTGTCTGCGCCGTCGGAGAAGGCCCCATGGGCAACTGAGTTGTCGAAGCTTGCGTCTGCCCGATCGCGCCGGTTGCGCCCGTGACGAGCATCGTCGCCACGGCGATGTGGTGAACCTTCATCATTTCCTCCCCTGTTGCCGACGAGTCGGCTTATCGATGTTAGTCACAGGAACCTGACGTCATCAAGTCTGGCACCCACGAGCCGTTTGGTTGCCCTGCGTAGCGCCAAAGGTGAGGGTATCGAGTGCTGAAACGCGGGGACTGCCTTGCATCAGAGGGCCTAAAAATCGCAGAAGAGCGTGCGCGTCACAGACCACGGCGGAGGGTATCTCCGCTACGGTCGTCTATGGAATTGGCGCTGTTGGACAATTCCCGCTATGTTCCTGTTGAGGGGAGCAGGGGTAAGCCGACACAATGGGAGCGCCGTTTCGACTTTCGCCAACGATGGCCAGCCGCAAGGCGCTCGTGCTCACTTTCGTCGCCGGCTACATTGGCGATCATGGCTACAGCCCGAGCACCGGTGAGATTGGCGAGGCCTGCGGCATATCGCGGGAGCGTGCTCGCGTGCTGGTCCACAAGCTGGTGCGCGACGGCAAGCTGCTCCTGATCCCGGGAAAGCGCCGCACGATCGCACTCCCTGACAGCCAGGAAGCCGCTATCCAGCTGCTGCGCGAGCTCGGTTGGAAGATCGACCCTGATGCACACGCGGTCGCGGTCGCCATCCCGTTGGCAAAGAACAGGCTGACGCTGCTGCCTATGCTCGATCACATCCCCGTCAGCGGTGACGGGAGCGGGCAGAATGGCGGAATTGACCCCAGTTGAGGCGAAGGTGATGCGCGCGATCGTCGCGCGCGAGCACAAGCATGCACTGGCGGAGAAGCGAGAGGCGAAGGCGGCCTATGCCGCAGCGCACGCGGCCGCACCGTCAAAGGTGGGCTGGTCGACCAAGCCCGCGCCCAAGCGGAAGCCCAGCAAGGCCGAGCAGGCAATCGCCGCGAGCATCGCGGACGAGAAGCGTGCTCGCGCCCGCAAGCACCCGGACGTCGCTGCGGCTGAGCGCACGCTGCGCAAGAGCCGGGCCGAGCTGCTCGAGCGCTGGGATCACAAGCGCGAGGGAACGCCCGAAACACACGAGCATCATGCCCAAACCCGGGAAGGATCGCTCGCGCGCCTGTACCAGTCCGGCTCGATCGATGCCGTGCAGCTCGCGTCTGCCGTGGATATCGCATCTGTCGCCGAGCGCATTGCCGCCCCTGTTGCCGTCAAAACTGCCAGCCTTGAGGCCCGCGTCGACGTGACCCGCCTCGGCGACGGCACGTTCTACGAAAAGCTCAGCCAGGTGCGGCGGGAGATGGCGTACACGCGGTGGCGTGCTGAGGTGCATGGGCCGATCGGCGCCGTGCTCGACATGATCGTCGGCGATGCTGTCGGGTTCACGCTGGTGGCGCACCGTTATCGCATGGGCCATCGTCGCGCCAAGCAACTGCTGCTCGACGCGCTCGACCTTTGGCCGAGGATGTTGGCGGACCCGACGGCTGGGCGCGCAGGCCCGGGCAGATCATCCGGCGGCTGGCGCTGCTCGCCGGTGGCGCCGGCAAGATCGATGACGCCTCGCTCGATGCGCTCGACGCTGCCTGCCCGTACAACGTCTCGATCTACCTCGACCAGCAGACCACAGCGCGCGACCTGATCCAGAAGATCGCCGCCAGCGTGAACGCCGTGGCGCTGGTGACGTGGACCGGGCGGCTGGTGGTCGTGCCGGTTGCGATCGGGACCGCGGCAACGCCGGCGACCTGGAACGACACCGCAGTCTGGGTTGATGTCGGCAGCTGGCAGGACCGGACGGTGCCTTTGGGCGGCGCGCCCACCCTGACGCTGGCTGCGGACGGGTCGGCCCTCCCGGCCGTCAGCACGGTCAAGCAGATCGCGATCGACGCGCCGTACCAGAAGCTCGCCATTGGAGCGGCACGCGCCTGGACGGTGTATCAGCTGGCAGACATCGCGTTCGAGGCCCCGCTGGTCGACCGGGGCCGCTACGACAATGCCGAGACGTACCGCGAGGGCAACATCGTCGACCTCGCGAATGGCTCGCGGTGGTTGTTCATCAATGTCGCCCCGAAAGCGGGCGTGGTGCCCGGCACCGATGGCAACGAGTATTGGACCAACCTCAGCCCTGCCACGAGCGCGGTGGACATCGCTTACGAGGACGGGACCCCTCTCGAGGATCTGAAGCCTGCCGAGCCGGGCGCGACCGCGGGCGCGCCGGCGGGCACGCGTGTTGGCGATCGGGATGCGGCGACGGTGATCGCAAGCCTCGACATCAACGCAGCAGGCATCCTGTCGCAGGCCCTGCGACAGGACGATCTGCTCCTGTTGTTGGACGCGCGCACGCTGGTCGAGGGGCAGGCCGTCGGAACCACGTTCCTGTCGTTCCGGAACACGCAGCAGAAGACGAACAGCGCACTCGCTTCGCAGCTCGATCTGATCGGTGCCAAGAACGCTGACGGGACGGGCTGGAACCTCAACCTGTCCAGCGTCATGGTCGGCCCTGTCTCGCTCGGCGATCGCTTCGGCGGGCTGGACGCCGCGGTCGGCACGCTTTCGACAGACTTGCAGGAGCTTGGGGCCAAGTACGACGGCACGGACGCCACCGTCACCTTCCTGCGCGAGGCACTGGCGAGCCCCGATGGTGGCTACGCGAACGCATTGCTGCGTGCCGATGCCGATGGGGTGTTCGGGGCGTTCGCGATCACCGTCGACGGGCCGCAGCGGCTGTCCCAGATCAAGATGGTGGCCGACGAGCTGCACTTCGTCGATCCGAACAACGGCAACCCGATCCAGCCGTTCAGCATTGTCGGCGGCGCTGTCATCGCGACCAACTTCCAGGCGGACATCATCACGTACGGGGCGCTGGTGCAGCGCTTTACCGACGTCGGGCAGCAGCACCTCGACCCCGCAGGCTGGTACCAGGAGATCCCCGGCGGGCTGATCATGATGGGCGGCAAGTACCGGCAGACGATCAACCGCGAAGTCCAGCTCACCGTCAGCTTCCCGAAGCCGTTCCCCAGCCAGGTGCTTTCGGTCGGCGTGGTCCCGCACCTCAACACCTATTCCTCGGCGCGCGACTTGTGGCTCCAGACGGTGGGCGAGCCCTTGCTCACCTCCTTCTCGGTGCAGACCCAGGCGGCATCGAGCGACAACATGACCCTGGACGGCTTCGACTGGTGGGCGTGGGGGAAGTGATGCCAGATCCAACCATTTCCGACGTGCTCGCCGGCGTCACCGCCTTGCTCGGCCCCCGCGACCTGACGCAGCGCGAGTTCGCCGACTGGGTCGCCGGTGCGGTTGACGGCGGTCCGGACGGCGACGGCATTTTCCCGCTGACCGACAGCACCGGCTTTGTCCGCAGCTACCCGTCGATCCCGAAGATCGCCAGCCTGCTCGGCATCGATATCGGCGGCGATCCCACAACCGGCGGCGGGACGGACGGGTCGCCGCCGGCGGTGCTGCCGATCCGACTGGTGGGGGCGCTCGGCTTCGACCTGGCAGCGGGCCTGGGCGAGACGGTCGCCGAGATTCTGGGCGTGCCGCGCGGGGCCGCGCCGACCGTCACACCGGCCGGCGTTGTTGTCATCGCCGGCGACGAGCATTCGGGCTGGCGGCTGGTCCGCGGCACGGGCACAGCCGGCACCGGCAGCCTCACGGTAAGCGTCGCGGCGGCCGGCGGCATCAGCGCCGTCGCTGACCTCGCCATCGCAGCCGCGCCGACGGTGGCATCGGTGCTCGGCACAATCGCAGTCGCGGAGAAGAGCGGCGCGGCACTCGCCGACTACCAGGTGTCGGTGACGCTGCCGTGGAAAGCCGGCATGGCGGCCGACTTTGCCAACGTCGTCTTCCGCGACCAGCCGAGCGGCGCGGTGCTGGTGCCCTACATCGTCCCGGAGAGCGTCGTTGCCGGCACGACCTGCAAGCTGTGGCTCAAGCTGCCGGCGATCGGGGCGAGCGCCACCCGCACGCTGGACTACGGCACCTGTGCCACCACGCTGCCGCGCTCCACCGCGCGCGGCCGGCGCGTGTTCGACTTCTTCGACGACTTCGAGGTGGGATGGGACCCGTCCTTGTGGGCCGCCCACACCGAGGGCAAGGGCGGCGAGTGGGCCGGCTATGTCGACCATTGGCGGTTCGTTGCCCCGACGGTGCTGATCTCAGGCGGCAAGTTCAACCAGGGCAGCGTCGGGGACGGCGCTTATTTCTATGGCGGCCGCGACGACGGTCAAGGCGTGGACGGGCTGATCTTCAAATACAGCTATGCAGGCGTCTACACCGACAGCTTCCCCGGTGTGTCACACAACAACGGCCTGAGCGTGCGCGCGAACGGCAATATCCTCACCTGCAGCGCTGGCACGGTGGTGACCGGGCTGTCGGGTCAGAGCGTCGTCGCCGAGATCACGCCGCAAGGGAAGAAGGTCCGCACCTGGGACTTCGGCGACAAGCTCTATTTCGGGGCCGCGCCCAACGGGTGCTACCGCAACGAGATCGCCGGCGGGTTCGAGTTTATCGTCATGCAGGGCGCTACCTCACGGCTCGTCGCGCAGATCCTACGCTGCATGGACGATGGCACATGGTCGATCAGCCCCGAGTCCTACGAGCTGAACATCGCCAAGGTGCCGCAGGTCCGGGGTCAGAACGTCTGGTACCAGGATGGCATTCTCCAGCTGGTCACCGACGACGTGTCGCCGTCGGGCTCCTATTCCGCGGATGCCTATGGCACGGTCTTGCGCTGGCGGCTGGAGGCGGACGGCACGGGCACACCGATCGACAGCTGGCGGCACCTGCCGGGAGGCGAACGCGAAGCGATCACGTTCGATGGCACCAACTGGCTGTTCAGCACGCATGCCGGCACGCTCAACCGCCTCGTCATCGACAGCACCCGATCCGGTCGGGTGATGACTGCTGGCGTCGCCGGCCAGAAGGTAGCCAACCTCGCGCGGGCGGCGTTCGCCGGCTCATACGCCGTGTCCTGGCGGATGGCGACGATCGGTGCGTCTCCGCAATTCGGGCTGGCCGACAGCTTTACAGCGGAAACCGGCATGGTTGTGCTGGAAGTCCGTGCGTCGACATCCATGTCCAGCCGGCGACAGAACGGCGCGGCCGTCAACGTGACGACCTATGCGGCGGCCAACGATGTCGCGAACTATCACACCTATGAGATCCAGAAGCGGCCGACGTCGGCGACGTTCGTGCGCGACGGCGTGACCTTGGCAACGGAGACGGCAGGGGTGCCCGACATGCCCCTCTATCTCCGCTTCAGCGCCAACGCGCTCGACGGCAGCGGTGGATCATGTGTGCTCGCCTGTGACCAGGTGTTCGTGCGCAAACTTGCCGGCGCAGAGCCGACGGTCACGGTCAACTGAAGCCGAGGAAGAAGGACCGGCGATGACGACAATCGACCAAGGCTATGGCTGGTGAGGGCGCTGTGACCGCGCACCTGATCCCGATCCTGCGGCTGCTGGTACTGGTCGGCTGGAGCATGGTCACGCTGTGGGCGGCCCCGGCCTATCGCCGGGTGGTGTTCGGCCACACCGCCGACGGCGACTTCAAGCAGGTCGCGCTTGCCGTGGTCGGCCTGGCGCTGGTTTATTTCCAATTGAACGCTTTCGGGCTGCCGCCTCGAACCGATGATGGCACGGCTGCCGGCCTGCTGCTGCTCGCGGTTGGTGCTGGCATCGTCTTCGTGTTCATCCACCTGCCGCGCACGCCCGACGGCCATAAGCGCAGCCTCGCGCTCACCTATCTGGCGATCCTGGTCGCCTGCGTTGTCGGAGGCAGCCTTGGATGAACAACTGGCCTTCGTGGGAAACCGCGCGCCTCGCATGGGAAGGCACGCGCTTCTGGCTGATCATCGCCGTGGGCTCGCTGGTGGGCCTGCTGGGAGCATATGGCCGCGAGCAGCACGAGGGACGCACGCCCGATCGCAAATGGCTGGTCGGCCGGCTGTGCATCATGCCGTTCCTCGCCATCACGGCGTCGGCGATCACCGATACCATGCACCTGTCGGGGCAGGTCGCCGCGTTCGTGTCGGCGATCTTCTCCTTGCTGGCCTACGACCTTGTGCGCGTGATCGCGCTGCGGACGCTGAAGAAAGCGGCGGGCGGAGAGATCAAGCTGCCGAGCGACGCCGCGGTCGAGATCCCCGGCAGCGCGGGTGCGCCAGAGGTGCTGAAGGTGAAGACCACGCCAGGCACGCCGATGCGCGGCGAGTTGCGGCAAGCGATCCCGTTCGCGCCGGCCGACCCTGACCTGAACCAGCTGCTCGACGGCTTGGGCGAACCCGAAGTCTGATCCTTCCACATCGACGGAGAATACCATGGCTCAGCCTACCGCTGGGACAGCGCCCCCGCGCGCGCCGAACAAACTGACAGCGCTCGCCCTCGCCTGCGGCGTCGGGATGGCCGCGATCTGCGCGCCGTTCGTGTCGCGCTGGGAGGATGGGCCGAAAGGGCCCGCGCTCGTGCCCTATCGCGACATCGTCGGGGTATGGACGCAATGCTCTGGCGAGACGCTGGGCGTTACCGCAGCGTCACCGAAGGAGACGCCTGAGGGCTGCGCGATCAAGCTCGACACGCGGCTCGCGGGCTTCGCCAAGGCGGTGGTCACCTGTACACCATCGCTGCGCGGCCATGACCCGCAATGGGCTGCCGCCACCAGCCTCGCCTACAACATCGGCACGGCCGCCTACTGCCGATCGAGCGCCGACCGCGCCTTCGACGCCGGGAAGTGGAACGCCGCATGCGACGCCTTCCTGCTCTGGAACAAGGCGGGCAGCCGTGTGGTGCGGGGCCTCGTCAATCGCCGCACCGCCGAGCGCGAGCTCTGCCTCACAGGGAGCCTGATTTGATGGATCCATCCGCACCTGCGGCGACCGCCGCGCGCGCGATCGGCGCCGCGCTGTTCCGCCACGTCCTGACCGCCGCCGGGACCGCGCTCGTCGCCCACGGCTTCGTCGACCAGGACACCGCCACCAGCGCCGTTGGTCCGATCGCTGAGCAACTGCTCGGGCTCACCGTCACCATTGGCGCCGCCAGCTGGTCCGCCCTTCGCGCGCGCCTGTCGCACACACGCTGGGCGGACGCCTGGCACGCGCTGACCGCGCCCGCTCCCGAAGTTCAACAAGGAGAACACCCATGAAGATTTTTGGCCTCCACATTCTCACCGCCGCCCAGCTCGCCGCAGTGAAGCAGTTCGCGACCAACGAGTTCGACCAGGCGGTCGCGGCCGCCAAGTCGACCGAGATCGGCAAGGCGGCCGCGGCCGCGGTGCAGGCGGTCGAGCAGCCGGGCGCCACCGGCGAGCAGAAGATGGTCGGCGCCATCGCCGCCGTTGCGCCGGTGGTGCTGTCCTATGCCGCCAAGGGCGGGTTCGCCGGCGTGGTCGCCGATGCCGAGCAGTTCGCGCGCGCCGTGATCGAAACGACGCTTGCCGATCTGAAGCAGACCAAGGCGCTGTCGATCGCGGCCGTGATCCTCAAGCTGCTCGGCATCAAGTGACCCTCTCCGGCCGCGTCTACGATATCTGGCGCGGCCGGACCAAGGATGGCCACGCGGCGCTCGGCGTCGAGATCGACGTGCTCGACAAGAAGCGATGCTTCTGGGTGCCGTATGACGGCACCGGGCCCGAGCCCGTCCAACGCGGCGACCAGGTCAGCGCCGGGCCGCACCATTACACCGTCAACGGCAGCGAGGAGCGCCGCAAGCTCGGCTGGCTGTTCGATCGCACCGATCCCGCTCTCTACACCGGATAGGAAGTCCCCGCCATGAAGAGCATCGTTCTGCGGGTGGGCGCCATTGCGCTCGTCCTGCTGGCCTGCGCCTATGCGGGCGCGGATCCTGCGCTAGCGCAGCGTGACCAATATGGCACCTATGCCATGCAGTCAGACACGGTGAATGCGCCCTGCCGGCGCTGGTCCGCCATCGTGCCCAGCGACAGCACCGACCTCGCCGAGCTACCCAAGGCGGTGTACGTCGGCGGCGGCGGCGACCTCACCATGATCGGCGTCGACGCGCCGGCTGAAGCATCGGGCGTCGCCTGGAGCAACGTCCCCTCCGCCTCGATCCTGCCGGTCAGGCCGCGGCGCGTGCTCGCCACTGGCACGACGGCGACCCTGATCGTGGGCTGCTACTGATGGGCCTGCATGGGCTCGGCCTAGCCCTGGGCAGGCGCATCGCGGTCCATATCGGCCTCGCCTCCGGCGCGAAGCCGCGGCCGCCCGCGACTTGGGACGACACCACCACCTGGAATGACAACCTCGCTTGGAGCGATGCCGCATGACCGTGCTCACCACCATCCCCAACGGAGCGTCCAACAAGGACATCCGCGAGACCCTGAACTCCGTGTTGGCGCGCATCCTCGCCCTGGAAGCCGGCGGGAGTTCCACACCGACCCCCACGCCGACCCCCACACCGGTTCTCACCGTCTCCGTCGCCGGGATCGGTGACAGCGTCATGGCTGGCGAGAAAGCGGACGGTCACACGGCGATCGGCGGCATGAGCCTGGGCAGCGGTGTGACCGTCCTGAACACCGGCGTCTCGGGGGAGCCACTGACCACGAGCCTTGACCGGGTTTACTGGGGCAGTGTCGCTGCGGCGCGATCGACCACAACGACGGCCATCGCGATCGTTCAGGGTGGCACCAACGACCTGGCGGACAATGGCGGCAGCCTGTCGGCGGACCGCCTGTACGCCGGTGCCACGACGCCGGTCGTCGCCGCGCTCAAGGCGCAGGGTTTTTATGTCATCGTGGCGACGCTGCTGCCTCGCAAAGCGGGCGTGTTTGGCTGGTCGGCTGCGCAGGAGGCGCAGCGCCTCTCGTACAACGGCAAGGTGCGCGCGAACGGGGCGGGAGCCGATTACGTCATGGACTTGGCCGGGCATGCCACAATGGGCGATGCGGCCGATCCCACGAGCAACATGGCGCTGTACGCCGATGGCGTTCACCCGACCGCCGCGGGACAGGATGCGCTGGCGCCGACCTATGCCGCAGCGGTCAGGGCCGTGGCGCAGGCGCATCCGACGTTGCGGCCTTATGGTGTCGAGGCGGGCAATAATCTTCGTTTTGGCAGCTTGGCCAACATGGCTGAAACGGGAGACGCGGCAACGGGCTGGACATATTCCGCGACGGCCGACACCGGATATGGCCCGACCGCTGGGCGGGGCTTGGGAGCGGTCAGTCTGGCAGCCGGAGCGGTCGGATGGATCGAGATGGTTGCACCCGCGGTCGCTGCGACAGGGCCTATCCTCGGCCTGCAGACGAGCGCGACCTTTGCCAACTACGATACGATCAACTTCGGCGTTTACATCGACGGAGGTTACAACGGCGAAGGTGCGCCATTCGACGGCGGCCCGACGATCCTCTCTGCTGGCGCTCCGACTACGCGAAACGGCGCCGCTTTCGCGATCACGGCTGGCGACAAACTCCGGCTCCGCAGGGCCGAAACCGGAATGTACGCCGAAGCATCACACGATGGCGCGATCTGGACGCGAGTGCACAGCTTCGCGGGTGTTGGCTCGCCCCTGTATGCGGTCGCAATGTCGCCCAGTTCCGCGGCGACGGCGCGCGTGCTGAAGCCGAGGTTCGCGGTGCCGGCCTGAGAATGACGGCTTGCCTGTCGCTAGGGGCCCCGTATATCCGCCTCCATGCCAGCCTCTGCCACGCCGTTTAGCAGTCGCCCCAAGCACTTTCTCGAGCTGGACGGACTTCGCGGGATCGCCGCCCTGTCCGTGGCTCTTTTTCACCAGCGCGCATGGTTCGGAGGCGATACCTTCTTCGGCCACGGTTACCTGGCGGTAGACTTCTTCTTCATGCTGAGCGGGTTCGTGCTCGCCTATGCCTACGAGGAGCGGTTGAGGCAGCCTGGCGCCTTCTGGCCGTACGTCCGCGACAGGATTGTGCGCCTGTACCCGATGCTTGCCATGGGAGCCTTGGTGGGGGCCGTGGCGGTCAGCACCGGTCCTGATAAGGTCGCGCGATCGGCGGCGGACCTCGGCGCGCTCACCCTGCTGAACGGCCTGGCGCTGCCGGCGTTGTGGCTCGCACTGCCCTTTCCAATTAACGGTGCCGTCTGGTCGCTGTTCTTCGAGATCATAGCCAATCTCGGCTTCGGGCTAGTAGGTCCATACCTAAGCGACCGGCGCCTTCGCATTTTCATCGTCGCGTCCGCACTCTGCATGCTGACTCTAAATCACCACTACCACATGTTCGGCTTCGGGTGGGCGAGGGATACGATGCCGGCCGGGCTAGTCCGCGTGAGCGTCAGCTTCGCCATCGGCGTCGCCCTATGCGATCTGCACGGGCGTGGCATCCTCGCCGACGGCGGCAGACGATGGTGGGTCGCGCCCGTGCTCGTGGCTACGTTCGCCTCGTTGCGGCTGTCGAGCTCCTTGTCGGTTGTCTACGATCCGCTGGTCGTCTTCCTCGTTTACCCGGTCCTGATCCTAGCGGGCGCTGGCAGTGCTGAACTGATGCCGCGCTTTGCTCGCCTCATGGGGGACATATCCTATCCCTTCTACCTCCTGCATGTGCCCGCGTTCAGCCTGCTCCAGCTCGGGGTTATCAAGGCCGGATTGACCATCACGCCGGGCTTGGTGCTTCTAAACTTCGTCCTGACGGTCGCGGCGACATGGCTGGTTCTCACGATCTACGACAAGCCCGTCCGCTCCGCATTGCGAGCGAGGATCGGCAGTCGGTCACATCGGTCCGAGACAGCTCAACAGGCGTAGCTGGAGCATCGCGGCACGGTGTCCTCCGTGTCCGTGTCCGCCCGAGACATTTGCACATCACCAGAGAAGGAATGGCCATGAGCACTTCGTGCCAGGTGGGGATGAACCTCGCCGCCAATACCTACTACGCCACCGAGTTTCCCTTCATCGACCGCATGAAGGCGTCCGGAGGCTGGGTGGTCAACGGCGCGACCGAGCCGCTTGAGGAGACGCCCGATGGCTATCCGGTGCGCATGCCGGCGGGCGCGACCAGCGCGTACACGATGATCGGCATGGACCCGACGCCGGCCGACTATGTGCTGCTCTACGAGGGGCCAGGCGCGCCATACATGCAGGGTGCGGCATTCGGCGCCCAATCGCCGGGCCGGGTCGCGTTCCACCATGACGGCGGACAGATGATGCTGGCGATCGGCGGCGCGGGCTACCGCAACATGCGTGTCTGTCGCGCCGAGCACGAGGCGCTGCTCTCGGCTGGCGAGATCTTCAACCCGGCGTTCGTGAGCAAGATCGCCGCGTTCGACACGCTGCGATACATGGACTGGATCAACACCAACGCGACCAACGTCACGCGCTGGGCCGATCGCACGCTCCCGACCTACCGGACCTGGCAGACGTCGGGCGACAGCAGCATGCCGATCGAGGTCATGGTCGCGCTCGCCAACAAGACCCGGACGAACATGTGGCTGAACGTGCCGACCAAGGCGGACGACGATTACGTCCGCCAGCTGATGACCTATGTCCGCGAGCGCCTCGACCCGGCGCTGTCGGTGCACCTCGAATACTCGAACGAGGTGTGGAACTGGCAGTTCCAGCAGGCCGGCTATGCTCATGTCGAGGCCGCCAAGCTGTGGGGCACCGACGCCAACCACGACGGCCACATCGACCCGCTCGACCACGCCGAGCAATACGGGCCGGGCTGGGTGACGTGGTACGGCTATCGCGCCGCGCAGGTCGCGTCGGTCGCGCGCGAGGTGATGAAGGATCGGCTGCACCCAGTCATCGCGACGCAGACCGCCTACCTCGGACTGGAGGGGTTGATCTTCGACGGCGTCACCCGCGCCAACCTCGGCTCTGTCACCGACCTGTTCGACGATTACGCCGTGACCACCTATTTCGACGGCATGCTGCGCGGCGCGAACGACGCCGACCGGGCCACCATCCTGTCCTGGGCGCGCAATGGCGATGCTGGCCTGACTGCGGCGTTCGCGGCATTGAAGGATGGCACCGGCCTGACCGCCAAGGATGAGGGGTCGCTTGCCTGGCTGGCCAGCGTCATGGCGGCGCAGGGTGCCGTCGCCAAGAAGAACGGGTTGAACCTCGTCGCCTATGAAGGCGGCGTCGACCTGACCGGCGGCCAGAAGCAGGGCAGCGAGGTCGTGGCGTTCTATCGGCGCGTCCAGGCGAACGCGCGCATGGGCGACATCTACACGCAGATGGTGTCCGATTTCGGCGCGGCCGGCGGCACGCTGCTCAACCCGCTGATCGACGTGGACGCCGGCTTCTGGGGCCACCTCAAGTCGATCTACGATACGGGGAGCCCGGCATGGGATGCGCTGGTCGCGGCGCAGAAGGCGGCCAAGGGTGATGTGCCTGTCCCCGCGCCTGTCCCGGCGCCGACGCCTGATCCCGTCCCGACCCCGGCTGTCGACCCCGACGATAAGCCGACCAAGGACGAGATCTACGCCGCGCTCACTGCGGTGGACAAGGCAACGTCCTATGCACGGGCTCTCGTCAAAGCCTACCGCAAGTAGGTCATCAGGTGGGGCCCATCCCCCGCTCCATCGGCAGCACCGACATATCCCCGGCCAGCAACAGTCGCGCGCGGGCCCTGAACACCTCACGGACCTCGGGTGCCTCGCGCTCCCATGGACCCTGCCTGACGCGTCCGGCGAACTCAGGCACGTCCGACCAAGGCGTTCGCGCGTAGAGCTCGGCGGCGAACCGTTCGGTGATCGGGTGTGCGGCGTCGGGTGGGTGTTTCACGGCTCGCGTTCTGCGCTTGTTCTGTGGGGGCGCGCAACCCACCAAACTTTCCGATCCAGCCGGCGGATCCAACAGCGAGGCCCGAAAACTATTCTGCTCGCGTGGGGGTATCCTTGGGGGTATCCGCGAAGTTCCAGCAAAGTGATGTGGCGGTTTTCTGCCGTTTTTACTCGCCAGTCTGTTAGGTGCCGGGCCCAACCATCTGACCGTTCAACAGCGTGCAGGAGCCGTCAGCGAGGCGGGGTAGGGGGCCTTACCAGAACGGAGATGAGCCCAGATGCGGGTACCGGCCGGGGTATCGCGTCGCTAACGACCTGCCGAAACCAACGGAAAATCGCGCCTCCCGCGCGACCATGGCGGAGGACTCCTCCGCCATGGTCCACAGTAAATTATGTGCCGGTCAGCGCAGCGTCAATCATCCGCGTCCATTGCTGGCGGGTACATTGCCCGGCCGCCAGCATCGCCGCCGTAGGCTGTCGCATGGCTGCGATGACGACCTTCGCGTCCTCCGCATACATGCGCCAGGTCGTAGGCACCCCCGTTGTCGCCGCTCGCCATCGCCTCCGCGACCCGCTCGACCATCGTTTTCCCGGCCATCCCGTCCTCCCAGGGGAGCAGTCTATGCTGACCAACGCCGCGGTGAAAGCCGCGCGGCCGCGCGCGGCCGCCTACAAGCTGGCCGACGAGCGCGGCCTGCACCTGTTCGTCGCGCCCAACGGGCGCCGCTCATTCCGCTGGCGCTTCCGCTGGGCGGGGAAGGAGCAGCTGCTGACGATCGGCGAGTGGCCGGCCGTCTCGCTCGACCAGGCGCGCGATCGCGCCGAGCTCGCGCGCGAGCAGCTCGGCCGCGGCGAGGATCCGCGAACCATCGGAGCTCGAGGTCCGGAGGTCCGGAGGTTCGATGATATCGCCCGGCGCTGGCACGCCCACATGCGGCCGCGCTGGACGGAGGTGCATGCCAGCGACGTCCTCGCGAGCCTCGAGCGCGACGTGTTCCCCGCGATCGGCGCGATGCCGCTGGCCGCCATCACCGCGCCGGTGGTGCTGAACGCGCTGCGCGGTGTCGAGGAGCGCGGCCGCCTGGAGACGGCGCGCCGCGTCCGGCAGCGGATCTCGGCCGTGTTCGTGTTCGCGATGTCCGAGGACCTGGTCGACAGCGACCCGGCCGCGCGCGTCGGGCGCATGCTCACACCGCCGGCCCCGGCCCGCCACCAGCCGGCGCTGCTCGACATCGCCGACGCGCGCGAGCTGCTCGCCGCGGTCGACCAGCTGGCGGCCGCGCCGGCGATCAAGCTGGCCTCGCGATTCCTGGCGCTGACCGCCGTTCGCCTCGCCGCGGTGCGCGGCGCGCGGTGGTCCGAGATCGAGGACTTGGACGGCGCGGCGCCGTTGTGGCGCGTGCCGGCGGCGCGCATGAAGCTGGCGGCGGCGAAGAAGGGCGACGCGAAGAACGATCACTTGGTGCCGCTCGCGCCGGCGGCGGTGGAGATACTGCACGCTGCCCGGAGCCTGCGTCACGAAGGTGGACTAGTTTTCCCGGGCAGGAGCGGGACTAGTCCACTCGGTGAGGCGGCGATCGGCGCGCTGTACGATCGCGCGGGCTTCGCCGGCCGGCACGTGCCGCACGGCTGGCGCGCGACGTTCGCGACGATCATGAACGAGGCATGCGGTGGCGCCGACCACGCGCTGATCGATCAGGCGCTGGCGCACACGCCGAAGAACAAGGTGGAGGCGGCCTACAACCGGGCGGCGCTGCTCGATCGACGTCGTGCGCTGTTCGTTGCTTGGGCGGAGCAGCTGACCGGAGAGCGCGCGTCGACGCCGTTTGGCTAG